GATATTTCCATATCAAGATCAGCTAGGATTTGAGGGGCAACCCGCAAATCCATCCGAGCGGATAGAACATCTGCTTTCGACATCGGTACCTCCTTTCTTACTTACATCATATAGGTATACCGGCAAAACGTCAAATACGTTTTCCCGATATTCCTTCCTATTACTGATTGACGGCAATTCGCAAATGGTGTATAATCCGAAAGCGTCATGTAGTTTGTAACACAAAGGGAAACCATGAAAAAAAAATCCACTGATGATAGTCGCACTGAAGTTAGGCTACCTGCCCCGTTGAAAAGGGCTTTGCGGGTCTACTGTGCCCAAAACGACCTGAGCATTCAGGAGTGCGTGATCCATGCAATCAAGGGACAAATCGAAACAGAGGTGTTGTGCGATGTCACCAACCAAACCTGATTTGATCTGGGAACAACCGCTTGGTGTGGTTCGTGGCGAACTGAGCGAGCCAGATCCGTGGATCGTTGATCCGCATGTAAAAGAAGAACGGGAAGCAATTCAAGCGGAGGGGCAACCCTCCGCACAAATAAGAGAGGTCAGGGCAGCAGGATGAACGCGATACCGACGCACTACAACGGGATCAATTTCCGGTCTCGTCTTGAAGCGAAATGGGCGAGGTTTTTTGACCTGCTCGGGTGGCCATATGAATATGAGCCAATCGACCTTAACGGGTATATTCCGGACTTCGTTCTAAAGTTTGCAAAGATGCCGATCTACGTTGAAATCAAGCCGTCTATGACGGTCAAAGATCTGAAAAGCGACTGCCAGAAAGCTCGCCTAGCTACACTCGGGAAAAGACTCCTTTGTCTTGGCGGATCTTGTGAGCTGCCAGACGAGTACACGGAGTTCGCATTTGGAGTTCAGGCTGTAAGGTTGAATTTGTGCGACGAAGAGTACGCTAAATTGTGGATTGAAATATTTGGAAAGGGCAATCCAAATCATGAAGAGTGGGACGCAAGCGACCCGTCAACTCAGATGTGTGTTATTGGACACATGGACGAATCAGAAATTCACAAATGTAAGGAATGCAGCCTGTTCTATCCGAATTGTGATGGATACAGTTCTTGTCCAAATTGTGGATACCACAGTAAAGGCAGGTCTGTTGAAGAGTATTTGTCAGCGAAAGAACACGTGATGACAGCATGGAAAGAAGCGACAAACACTATTCAGTACAAGCGGATTTTTAAAGCCGGGAAGGACTAATCACCATGTCCTGGCCTGATTATTTTGACGCCTGCAAACGCAACGATACGTTTGCGGCGTTCGAGGCTTTAGCGGCAATTGGCGTCCTCCCAGTCGTGAACGGGGAGGACAAAAAGGGCAAGATCAAGCGTCCAATGGCCGGTCCCGGTGAAGCCTGGCAACACATCACGACTGACCAATGGCGTGAGCGTCTTATAGGATACCTCCAAAATGGTGTCCCTGTGGGGATCGGGTGCAAGCCGGTCGGTTATCTAGTTGTGGACGTTGACCCACTGGATAAGGACACAAGGCGACTGCCGACCGCATGGAAAGAAGCGGCACAGTTCCTTTTCGGTTGCGACGACTGGCCCAGTTCTATGGTTACCAAAACCGAGGGCGGTGCTCACGTTTGGTTTGTGGTCACAGATTCGATTCTGGCCGCATGGCAACGGGGCGGGAAATTAAAGATTGAACTTCCCTCAGGTGACGCAATTGAAATCTTCGTAGGTATAGCCGACTCAGGCAGTCAGGTGGCATGTGCTCCAAGTGACGGCAAGCGGATCTCGATTCCCATGCCACCGATCCCGCTACCGGAATCGGCAGAACAGGCGATCTTGCGAGCACTCACGCAACCGGAAAAACCGAAGGTTGATCCTACCAGGGTGATTGGCAATGTTTCAACCGATTTTGAATGGGCTAAAATCGCACTCAGCAAGGGTTATCTGGACACCCAACTATCAGATTATGACAAGTGGCTATCGGTCGGCATGGCACTCACTCACAAGTTTGGGGAAGACGGTGCGGAGTTGTGGGAGCAATGGTCAGCCAGGCATGATAAACACGTTGACGGTGAATGCTCGGTTAAGGTCAGGTCGTTCAAACGGACTGACGGCGATAAGCAGATTCGGTTCGGAAGTCTAATCCAGATCGCGAGGGCCAACGGAGCAGCTGCTCCGCAACAATCAATCGAGCCAGTGCCGATGGAAATGTTTGAGGGCATCCCAGACGCAACGAACGTAGCCGATATTCTGGCTCTGATGAAAGAGAGAACGTGGCTTTGGGGTGATCCGGCGACCAACGTGGGCTGGTTTGTCAAGCGTGGCTTGCACTTAGTAGAGGGCAAGGAAGGCACGGGAAAGACACGATGGCTGATGGATCTGGCAAGACGGTGGTCGCTCGATTTGAAGTGGCCAGACGGCACTGAAATCACGATGGATACCGACTCCAAGATCCTGTTCGTTGCTGCCGATTCGCACTGGGATCAAGTGGCAATGTGCAGCGAATCCTTTGGGATTGACCCAGAAAACGTGATATTCACGGGACCCAAGAACGATCCTTATGGATTCACCAATCTGGACGATCCCAAGACCATCGCTATCATTCGCCTCTGGTGCGAGCGGTACAAGATCGGCATGGTGGTGATTGATACCCTGATGGCCGCGTCATCACGTCCATTGGTCGATCCGCAGGAGGTTGCCAAGATCGCTGCTCCACTGCGGGAACTTGCCCGTGACATGAACGTTGCCGTGGTACTTGTCGGACACCTGAATAGCCAGGGCGAAACTTGGGGGCGTGCGATGGGTCGAACCTGCGATCATGTGATCAGAATGGAAGCAGATGAGACAGATGAGCAGAACATCACGATCAAGTCTGTGAAAGCACGTTGGAACCGGTTCGCACTTCCGGTCATTCAAGGGCGGCAAAGCGAAACCGGCTGGGAATATTCCACGAGCGGCTCCGACAGCAACGATGAAAAGCAGGTTAAAGGGCGTGCCGGTGCAGAGATCGCTGTCAGGGCACACATCACCGCCTGTGGCAAAACAGCATGGGGAGAGATCCAAGACGAACTGACGGAACAGGGCCACGCCAAGAACACGATTGATCGGGCTTTGAAGTTTATGGTCGCCACATCAGTCCTTATGAAGTGGGAAGAACACTTCCCATCGGGCAAAAAATGTACCTTTTACGACTTCGAACCGGGTCAGTCCCAATAGTTAGTCCCAACTCCCATGTTGGGTATATATATACCCCAACACGTGGGACTAAGTAGCGTGGGACTAAGTTGGGACTAAGTTGGGACTACTTAAATTTAAGCGTTTCGTATTTTTTGGGAGTGGTTTGGGAGTGGTCCCAAGGTGGTTTGGGACTAAGTAGGTTGGGACTAACTTTGGGACTAGAAATCAGGAGTCGGGTCGCCATGAAAATAAAATCTAAAAATTCCGCACTTTGGGATTGACGGCAATTACGAAATGGTGTATTATCCGTATGTCGGATGTGAAGCCAGTAAGTAAAACAGTCAGCCCAGTAAGTAACACTCTTCGCGGAGCACACCCACAATGAACAGCACGTTAGATCAAGACCTATCCGCAGACCACCAAGCCCGCCTGACGGCTGGCCTGCGTGATTACGATGACCAATGGATCGAGAGGGAGCGTATGGCTCGTGAGCTTCAGCAGCGTTTCGAATCGTCCCGCCAGCGAGAGGAAGAGCAAGACGCTCGACTTCTGGACACAGCTTTTCAGTCTGAGCAACGGTTACTGGCCACCATCGAATCAGCCTTATTGGGTGATGACCACACGGCCAACCTGTCGCACGCCGCCGTGACCATCGCTCGGCTCCGCAGCCGACTGACGGAGGTGACACGATGAACACTATTGACATGCGAGATGTTGACCGAACAAACAATCTGGTGATCCGCCAGGCGGAACAAATCATCCGCCTCAAGAACCAGCTCACCACGCTGACTTGGGCGGCACATATCCCATTGTCACTGCCTGATGGCGAGGCAATGACCGCCTGCGATATCGGCGTGTTGCGATCCGAAGTGGACTCCGCAGAAGAGTTGCTGGGAGGTGCCAAGTGAGCATCGAACTGATCGACGATACTGACACCGTCTTGGCTGAACTCAGCAGCCGAATCGGCAAGTTTATCAATCTCGAATACGAGATCGAAAAACGTGCGAAGGCTAAGTACGACAACCTGAGCGACCAGCGAGTCAACTGTCAGTGGGTCCAAACTCTGATGCAGAAGGCCGCCAAGGGCCGGAACATCGAATGGCTCGAAGGTAGGCTTGAGGACCTCGAATCCGAAGGATTCATTAAAGAGGAATTAAAGGGCGTGCCCGAGCACATTATCAACCACGCAATTGCACTGTGCAAACAGGCGATCGCAACCCAGACACCTTCATTGGTGTAACTCCGCGAGTTTTCCAGCACGTTCAAACTTTTCAGACACTAGACAGAGGTTCCCATGTCAGATCTCGTATTCGGCCCGAATCGTTCCCCAGTCGGTCGCATTAGCTACCCGTTCGTCTGGACTCCACGCGAGTCCCAGGACGGCAAGGGTAAACCACGTTATTCCGCTTCGCTAATCCTTGATCGGCAAGACCCAATCGTGCAAGTGATTTACGACGATTGTGTCGCGGTTGCCAGAGAGTTTTTCGGGGCACGTTGGGGCGGCAATCCAGCGGGCTTTAAGGAGCATTGGCCGATTAAAAATCGCGACCTTGAAACCAAGGTACAAGGCGACCCAGCTTTCGGCAACGTAGTCCTGAACGCATCCTGCTCCGATAAACGGGCACCACGGATCATGGACCGTAATAACAAGCCGCTGCAAAATCAGACTGAGATCTATGGCGGCATGATCGGCGCCATTCATGTTCAGGCGATGGCCTACGATCAAAACGGCTTCAAGGGTGTCAAGTTGTGGCTCAATGGACTGACCAAGGTGGCTGACGCCGAGAAGTTTGGTAATGGCGATTTCGAGCCACCGGTGGGTGAATATGCCGTCCCTGATTATCTCAAGGCTAAAGTAATCCAGCCCGCCTACACGCAGCACCAGACAGCACCGGCCTACACCCAATCTGATGCCGACTCGATGATGATGCGGGCTGTTAGCGGGTCGCATCACTTCCCAGCGGCTAGCGTTGCGAGAGACGGTGCCGACGACCCCCCATTCTGATCTACGGATGGACGCCTGGGCCGGTCACGGACTTGACCGGCTTAGGACTTTGTTTCACACCACCACCACATCTTTGAAAGGTAAGTAAATTGAATACTGATTTAGAGCTACTCAAAACCGAGATTGACCGCTTGTCACAGCGTGTCCAGATGGCAATCGAAGACCCCAAGACCGATCCGGAATTGGTCTCGCAAGCCATGACCGATGTCCGTTGGCAATGGCGGTGGATGGAGTCCAGAACACCGGACCGCATCCCATTTCAGTCTTACGTCAACGGATCGGACGAGGTGCAATCATGACCAGCGCAACACTGACAGCACCTCTGTTTACAGCCGCCGAAACATTTCTGGCCGCCCGTGCCAAGCGATTAAACATGGCCGAAATCACACTGGTCAGTATGTGGCCGGAACGGGCGGGCAGGTACAAGCGATCCATCGACTATGCTCGTAGAGACTTTGATCACGCACTGGCTCGCAACCTGGCTGCCGATCCTGACACGGATCCAGCCGAAATCGTGCGGCTGATGAACCATCAGCCTTACGACCGCATCGTCTCGCTTGGATCTGATAAGGATGGCAATGACTTTCTCGTTGAGGAGTCCCAGGCAGGTCGTCACTGGACAGCCCACCCCGAGCAATTGCAATAAGATCAGTCCCGTAAGCCGCTATGCTCCATAGTCCTCAGGCGGTGGTAATTGTGGTCCGGTGGAATCCTTACCACCGGCTCTGCTCCAGCAGGGCAGGACGATCGGGGCTGGGACCTGAGCGATTACCAAGCGGGCTGCATCCGCCGTCAGTGGCTCAAGGGGGACGTATTCCCCCGGGTGGGTTCGATTCCCGCCGGCGGCTTGTCAGGGCTGGCCGATATCCAGCCCTGACAGACTCTCGGTTAGTTGATTCCGAAGTTGTTTATCCGGCACCAGCTGGGCAACCTCACTTGAACTGCGGGGAGTTGGTCAATCGGTACTCGCGCCGGTGGCTTCATACACCACCGGCACTCACTCAACACGGAAGTTACAACGATGCTAGTTTTAAAGTGCAAAATCGGCGAAGAAATCGTGATTTCAGTCAACGGAATCGAAACCGTATTGACGGTCACAGAATCGCATCACGGTGCGGTCAAGCTGGGTTTCGCCGCTCCACCGGAGGTGGTGATTGATCGGCGGATCGTGTGGGCTAAGAAGATGATGAGTGCGGTAACTAAGGTAAGTTCAAACACAGGGGAAATATCATGAGTAGGGCGAAAGAGTTTTTAACGGCAGAACAGTCACGATTTGCACTTGAAGTATTTGCAGTGCAAATGACTCGTGCTAAACAAGTGAATATTAAGCACGCGATCAAGCTAATATTTGGCACCCAGAGAGAGGGAGGAAGTGCCCACAGACTTGTATCTGAGTTAGCCGACGCAAAAGGCTACCCACGCAGAAAAAAGTTTGCATGGGTAGCACCTGCGAGAGTCGCCAGATTTGAGTCGTACTGCACTGTAACCGACGTGATGCCTGACTGGGTGACGAGATGTGGAAAGTGAACAACCTTTACACCTGGGCGAATCAATCCGAAACAAAGGGTTATTAATGTACGAACTGCGGATAGACCAAGTCCAAATACTTGATGAACTTCAATCGCGTGCTTCCACTCATTGGGAGCACGTTGATGAGCTTGTTGAATTGATCCAATCTGGTGGACAATTCAAAGAGCCTCCCGTTGTATTTCGGCAGGGGCATGATGGAGATGAATACTTTTTAGCTGACGGTTATCACCGTGTTCATGCCTACAAAAAGGCTGGCATTGAATCCGCAATCTTTGATGTACGCGCCGGTGGAACAACTGCATTCAGACATGCAAAACTTTATTCAATTCAGTCGAATTTCGCCCACGGTCTTAAACGGACAACCGCCGATAAAAGACGTGCCGTTGAAATGCTTTTGTCTGACGAAGAGTGGTCAAACAAGTCGGATCGTTGGATCGCTGAGACTGGCGGAGTCAGTCCATCTTTTGTAGCCAGCGTAAAACAACTGTCCACCGTGGACAGTTCGACTGGTACGGGAACTAGTTCCCCTAAAACGGGAAAGGATGGAAAGAAGCGATTAACTCAAAATAAGCCACCAGCAAAGAAGTCTGGCCCTGTACTTCACTGTAAACTGTGCAATCAGTCCTTTAGAGAGTCGGAGGGTGATTGCCCACGGTGCTTTCCATCAGAGCCTGAGACGGTTGGATTTGTCCAGGCTGAAGACCCTGAGTTCGAGGTCACTTTTGCTATGGTCTGCGGATCGTTTCAAAGGAGAATCTTCGATGCAAGGACTCAGTGGACTCCTGATCAAGCCAAAAGGTTGAAGATAGAGATCAACACATTCTTTTCATGCGATGTACCATCTGAGTACAGGGAGGCGCTGTAATGAAGATGCAACCTGATATGCTATCATGCCTCAGATCGTATGTTGGACGGGCAAAGATTAAGCCGATCCAAGGTCTATGTGAATTCATAGACAATAGTTTAAGCGCTGGATCAAAGACAGTTAAAATCGTGTTTCACGAACACGTCATCGAAGTAATTGATGACGGCAAAGGCACTAACACGCCTGAGGATATTTTGACACCATTCAAGTCTAACGGAATGGACTCAACGTCCAAGTATGGTATCGGTGCGGCTGGTTGCGCTGTCGTGCTCTCTGATTGGGGGCGATGCATTGCAACGTCCAGCACCGGATCAGGATCAGATAAAACTTGCATTATGGATTGGGAACCTTATCACTTAAAAACAAAAGGTGACGTTGAAATAACGCAAATGCTTACTGAAAAGTCAAACCGCAGCACCGGCACTACTATCACGATCGAGTTTCAAAGGTTGCTATTAATTGATCAACACAGGAAGCATATTGAAGAAATTGAGTTTAGATATTCCACTTCTTTGAGACGTGGAACCGTTATTACATATTCTTTCAAGGGGAAAGAGACTGTGCTAAAGCCTTGGAATCCACCAGAACTTTCCAAGAAAGAAACACAAGTCATCAATCACCCGCAGTTTGGACGGATTGAACTACTCTGCGGCATCGTCAAAGCAGGGCATAAAAACGAGCATCCCGGCTTCAATGTTTATTGGGGAAAGCGGATCCTGATCGAGCAAGAGAGCGGCCCATGTGCGGTCCACGAAGCGAGTACATCGCGAATCTATGGCGAAATCATTCTTGACCACAACAAATTCCCTCACGTCAACACGCTCAAGGATGGTTTCAATAACGACTTCGACCCAACCGAGTTGTGGGAAGAAGTTGCCGAGCTATTCAAAGACCTATTGATTGCCGCCAAAACGGAAGGCGTTTCAATGGAACTCGAAGTCCTTTCAAGGAAGGCTTCAGAATACATCAACGGTGCTTTGGGGGGCGGTGATACTGGCAAAGAGAAACGCGACAAGCAACCCGTTCCATCTCGTGGCCCTGAGGAATCAGAGAAGACCGAGAGAACAAGAAAGACCGCCGAGAAGGTGTCTGGATCAGGGGACGTCAAGCCAAGAAATCGAGCCAGAGGATTGCCCATGCGAATCAAGCTGACTCCAAACACAACATTGGACGAATCGTTCAAGTGTCAGTACAACGCCAAGTTCTGGGACGTGCAGTACAACCCTGATCGCATCCCAAAGCAGATACTGAAGAGCGAAACGCTTGGCATCTTTTCTCTGAGCTGCATTGCTCAGTCATGGGCCAAAAAGTGTGAGGTTGACGAGAAAGGAAACATGACGCTACCAAACTTCGGGAATAACAGTTTTGAAATGGTTTTGACTGGATTCCTTCAGGCACTGATGCAACAGAAAAGTCTTTCACTTGTTGGATGAAAGGATTCTCGTAATGACCCTCACCAGCGCGACGAACCAACGCATCGCGATCGTTTGCCAACACAAACGAGAAAACCCTGACAGCACCTTCCCCACCGATCGCGACCTTGATGCCGAGGTGCCAGGCAGCGGCGAATTGATCAACCGACTGGGTACGATCGTTGAACATCACCAGCAGTACAAAATCAAGAGCGGCGGCACGATCGGCATCAGCTATTGCAAGACGCACCGGTCGTTCGGCTGCCACATCGGCGGCCACAATTACCGCTTCGGCTATTACACAGCCAAGGAAGCCGCCGCGGCATATGACGCGGCTGCACTGGCGAGGTACGGCGAGGACGCGGTACTGAACGATCCTGACGCGGTGGACACTTTACAACTAGATGTGAGAGATAAAATATTATCGACAACCCCCTGATTAGCCTATTCGCGTTGGAAAATGACCGACACTTTCGCAGCGAGACGCTTGTTTCATTGCGGGAAGCGTTGCAAACGGTCCTCGATAAAAGGATCGGCTACGAACGGTTTTCGGCCTATTCGGACCCACGATCGCAACGAACCGAAATACTGTTCATTCGACGCGGCAATCTGGCGTGGTTTGTGCTGGATAAGCCGAACGATGCCGACCTGTTACAGTTCGCTCGTGATCTCAAGTGGATGTGTCATCTTGATCCGCAATTGGCAGACTTTTCACCACTTCAGGAGGCGTCAATCCGATGCACAGCGTGACAGACGATTTAGGGGATCTGCAAGCGAAGATTGCCGAGCTTGAGGCTGAACTAGCCAAGAGACCCGTCGTATACGTCAAAATAACCGGAGGCACACGTGCCGTGGCGTGGCATGGGCCTACGCTTTACGTTCAAAAAGAGGTCGATGGTTATTTGGGCCAATCAGCTTTTGAGCCTTACACGGGAGAACAAGAATGAAAGTCCTGGAATTGATAGCAAACCAGCTCCGACAACTGGGTGCTGACGGTCTGTGCAATGATGAATGCGGATGCGGGTTGGGCGATCTTGCTCCATGCAAGGACTGGATCGGCGACTGCGTGCCTGCTATAGCGGTCAAGGCTTGGCATGAGGAAGGTGGATGCGAAACTGGCTATGTACCTCTGATAGGAGGCATCGGCAATGACACCGCTTGATTTTATCGCATCGCTGGAGCACGGCGAGGCCAAGGCTGCGGCGTTGACCACATACAACCTGAAGACACCGGTGTGGATAACCCTGGACGGCTCGCCCGATAAACTGCCGCCGCCTTTCCAACTGATCGCGGTTCGGACCACCGAGGGATTCGAGTTTTTGGCCACCCGTGATGGAGATCCAGAAAAGTACTCGGATTGGTGCTGGTCGAAAGTTGTCGACCCGTATTGGCACTCTGACAAACAAGCTATTGTCTTCGACGAGCAGGACTTGGAGCCGCAGGACTGGATTGTCACTCATTGGAGGCCGATTGCATGAGTTCACACCTAGACGCACTCTCGTCCGCATTCGGGGCTGAAATCACCAGTCATCTTGAACGGATGGAATCAGTGAAATCGCAACACGACCCGATTAAACATCCGAAGCACTACACAAGCCATCCGAGCGGGATCGAACCTATCGAGATCTGTGCTTACGAGACGTTTTATCGTGGCAACATCCTTAAATATGTCATTCGAGCACCGTACAAAGGATGCGAGCTGCAGGACCTTAAAAAAGCACGACAATATCTCGATTGGGAGATCAGTCGAGTGGAGGAGGTAGGATCATGACCATCATCGGCATCGACCCCGGCAGCACGCACAGCGGCGTTTGCATTATCGGACCGGGCAAGATTAAACATCCTAACATCCTGTCAGCCGTCAAAATGGCTAACGCTGACCTGATGCACATGTTGCGTGCAATCTGGGTGGACACCTCCGAGATTGCAATCGAGGGCTTTGCGTGCCAGGGACGTCCGGTCGGCGATTCGTCGATCCAGACCATGTACTTTATTGGTCGGCTTTTACAACGGGCTGAGGATCGTGCCATTTCAATCACCGTCTATAAGAGGCGTGAATATGGTCAGTGGATCACCGCCGGCGGCAAACTGAATGACGCGACGCTTCGGGTTGGATTGGAGTCGATTTACGGGCCATCCAGTAAAAAAGGCGATCCGCTTTACCCGCTCAGGGGAGCAACGGACAAACGATCGGCGTTTGCTGTGGCAAAGTATCATGAGTTTATATGTTCACAGGTGGCCCTGTGGACAGGTGGTGTGTGATTTCGGTGGGATCGGTGGTAAGATAGTTGCGTTGGTTACTTACGGAGACACCGCATGAAGATCAAGACAGTCGCCATCGGTTCGATATCTCAAGACCCTGCGAACCTGCGAAAGCACGGGGAGCGGAACATTGATGCGATCGTTGCCAGCTTGCGCAAGTTTGGGCAGCAACACCCGATCGTGATCGACTCCAAGGGCATCATCCTATCGGGCAACGGTCGCTACATGGCCGCCGTCAAGCTCGGTTGGACAGATATCAAGGTGGTCGAGTCGTCGCTGACGGGATCGGCTGCCACCGCTTACGCTATCGCCGACAACCGCACAGCAGAACTTGCCGAGTGGGATACCACGGCGCTGGCTGAGACCTTGCGAGCGTTGCAATCGGAGGAGTTCGATACGGCGGCGGCGGGGTACAGTGATGGCGAGATTGATGCGTTGGTGGAGGGGTTGGGGAGTGATATTCTCGACGCGAGTGCAGACGGTAAAGAGTACGACGAATCCGTTGCCGATGATGTCGAAATGACAACATGTCCGAAGTGCCACCATGAATTCCCAAAATAATTTCACTGTCGTCTCGACTTTTTCTGGGTGCGGCGGATCATCACTCGGCTACACGTTAGCCGGTGGAAAAGTGAGATTAGCGGTCGAATGGGACGACAATGCGGTCGAGACGTACCGGTTGAACTTTCCAGAAACACCCATTTATCATGGCGACATCACAAAACTTTCCGCTGAAAAGTGTTTAGAACTTTCCGGCTTACGCCCAGGCGAGCTTGACATTTTCGACGGTTCGCCGCCGTGCCAGGGTTTCAGTACAGCTGGAAGACGAGACTTTAACGACAATAGAAATCAATTATTTCGGGAATACGTCAGACTCCTGAGAGGTCTACAGCCTAAGTGTTTCGTGATGGAAAACGTTTCAGGGATGGTTAAGGGTGCTATGAAGCTGATTTTCGCTGAATGCCTGAAAGAGCTTAAATCTAGTGGATATCAGGTTAAAGCAAGACTACTTAACGCGAAGTTTTTCAATGTTCCGCAATCACGGGAACGAATGATTTTCATCGGAGTCCGAAACGATATCGGACTCGAACCAAGCCACCCAAAAGCACAAACAAAACCGATTACTATTAGACAAGTATGCCCCAATATCGGAAGTATCGTTCTTGGTCCACACGGAAACTATCAGGGTAGAATAGTGGACGCTCAAACCGAGCCAAGCCCAACTATATGCAAGACTGGCCTTCCATCTTTCATTCACAGGGTTATCGCTGTCGGCAAAACGCCTCCGAAACCGTCGGAACTTAAAACTCAGAGGTGGGCTATAACGGTAAAAGGCAAGAATCATCCAGAAAGATTCAGCCTACACAGGCTTGATTGGAACGCCGTCGCTCCGACGATAAACAAGACAGCAACAGGTTCAACCGGAATAATGCACCCAGACGAACCAAGAGAATTGACCGAATTCGAGCTTAAAAGGATCGCTTCTTTTCCTGACGAATACCAGTTTGCAGGAAGGTGGGTTGATGTGCTGGCAAGAATAGGAAACAGCGTTCCTCCGAACCTCATGAAAGCGATTGCAGAACACATCAACACCACAATCCTGTCTTCACTACCCGCAATGGAAAAACAGTGACGCATGCCACCGAACCTCCAAAACCTTAAACCGTGGCCTAAAGGAACATCTGGTAACACCGGTGGGCGTCCAAAAAAGCCGCTCCAAGCTGCCCTTGAAACAGAGCTGGCGTCCAAGCCCGAACTGCTGCGGGCGATGGTGCAAAAGGGATTGAAGATGGCATTGGAAGGTGACTTCCGATACTGGGCAGCAATCTGGGACCGGCTGGATGGCAAGGTTCCACTACCGATCTCCGTGGAGCCAGTGAACACCGAAGATTACGGCATCCTAGTCGAGTTACCCAAACCAGAAATTACCGATGGCGAAAAAAACATTAATTCAGGCGACTGACCCACAGAAGCAATTCTGGGCTGACGAATCGAAGTTTACGGCATTTATCGGCGGCATCGGTAGCGGCAAGACCTTCGCCGGCGCGTTAAAGGTGCTCACCATGCCGTCCAACAGCACCGGCATGGTATTGGCTCCAACTTTCCCGATGTTACGCACTGCTTCACTCAGGGCATTCCTAGAGATCGCAAGACCTGCGGGCCTGATCGAATCGTTCAACAAAAGCGATTATGAAATGGTGCTCAAAGGCAATCGCACCATCTATTGGCGATCGGCTGACAACCCCGACCGGCTCCGTGGTCCTAACTTGGGGTGGGTGTGGATGGACGAATCCGCCATGATGTCTAAAGAAACGTGGCTTATCGCGATCGGTCGCCTGCGTCAATCACCCGGTCAGGCATGGATGACCAGCACGCCCAGGGGGACACGGCACTGGCTTTACGACCTCGTCAAAAAGGCTCACGTTTCGGTCACCACAGCCACATCGGCAAGCAACCTGTTCAACCCTGACGACTTTGTTTCATCCGTCTCGTCAATCGGCTCCGCAGACTGGCAACGGCAGGAACTTGGTGGCGAGTTCGTCGAACCGGGCGGCACTCTCTACAAACGGCACTGGTTTCAGTCGGTGGAGCAGCTGCCCGACGGTGAACGTCTCTCAGTCCGATCCTGGGACACCGCGGCCACAAGTGGTGGGGGCGATCATTCGGTGGGTCTGAGGATGCACAGAATTGACGGCAAGTATTACGTCGATTCGGTGATCCGTGGCCAGTGGGGGCCTGACGAGCTGGACACCATCCAGCAGCAGACGGCTGAGACCGACGGGCAGGCCGTCTCGATCATCTTGGAACGTGAACCGGGATCGGCGGGCAAGCGAATTAACCAATATACACGACTGGCCTTGACGGACTTTTATGTGTTCGAGGAGTCGCACACGGGCGGCAAGTATCAACGGGCGTTGCCATCAGCCAAGGAAGCGGCTCGTGGCGGGATTGTGCTGGTCAAGGGTAATTGGATCACCGCATTTCTTGACGAGATCGCTGATTTCAATGGCGAAAAAGATCAGGTGGATGACCAGGTGGACGGCCTTTCTCTGGCCTTCAACTACCTGTTCCGAAAAGTGGGCGTATCGCTCTAATCTAAAAAGAGTTAAGATATGGGCTGATAATTACTTGATTCCGGCTTAGGACACCCGCCATGAACTACTTTGGACAGATGATATCCGGCCTCACAAACGGCGTCAAAACGCTCTTTTCAGGGCGTGGCGGTGGTGGATCAGTCTACGCACAACGTGCCAGGCAAATACCGTCGGCACGATTCGATTGGATTTCCGAAGCCGGTGATTTCCGGCAGAATCCAGTGGTCGCACTGGGTCTGGACTGGATCACCCGCAATATCACCAGCGTACCCTTAAAACTGTACATCAAAACCAAGTTTGGTGAGGAAGTCGAGTTGGAAGGCCACCCCGTTCTGGACATCCTCAAATGCCCTAACCCGATCTATTCCGGCCACGCTCTTATCAGTGCCATCGTGACTGACTTGATGACCAGCGGGACAGCCTTTGGGTACATCGCCAATACCAACGCGGGCAGTGTCGGCGAGCTGTACTGGATGGATGCACGCCAGATGGCACCGGACTTCCCGACCGATGGTTCCAGATGGCTTAACCAGTGGAAATATCTACCGGCTGGAACGGGTCGAATTGAAGTCTTTACGCCCGATCAAATGATCGTCTTCAAGCGTGGAATTGACAGTTGGAATGACCGGCTTGGCTACACTCCACTGCTGGCATGTTGTCGCGAAATCGCTTTGGTGAATATGCTTTCTGGCTACACCGGGGCTATCCTGAAGAACGCTGGCGTGACGAACATCGTGGTGACTCCGAGTGGTGAAAATGTGATCCAAGAGAAGCAGCGGGACCAACTGCGAACGACGATCATGGACTCGATCGGCATGGACAGCCAAGGCAAGCCGCTTGTTTTCAGCAGCCCGGTGAACGTCTCCAGCCTCGGAACCATGCCGCGTGACATGATGTTGACTGATGTGGACATGCACGCCGTCGCACGCATCACGTCAGCGATGGGCCTGTCTCCCATGCTGCTGGGACTTCCTGACCCGGGCAAGACTTACAGCAATTATCGTGAGGCGCAACGGGCCGCTTGGATCAACTCAATCGTGCCGTTTCAAGAGCTGATCCGG